CGTTAGGATCGTCGAGCGGAACCCGAACCTGCCGCATCAGATCTATCTGACGGTGTCGCAGGACCAGCACGACTACATCATCTCGTGCCAGTGCATGCCTGCCTCGGGTGCGGGCCGCGAGAAGATCGCTCGGGTCACTTTCAAGGAGATTGCCGAGAGCAACGGTCGCGGCTCGGCGATGGTCTTGAGGGCGTGGAAGAAGGCTCGACACAATCCGCTCGTTCCGGCCCTCGATGACACGTCGATTGCTGAATCCCTGGCGACGCGGTGGGTGTGGGTTGACCTGGGGGCTGGGTCGGGCGCAGAAGACGCTGAGTTGCCGTAGAACGTACGAATAGGGGCGGGGTCGGGTAAGGGGCCGACCCCGTTCTTCGCAAACAGTAGGAGGGCACATGGAGGTAAAGGAGGGGCGTCTCGTTGTTTGCGCATTCGACCCCGGTATTCGCACCGGCTGGGCATGGTACGACACCGATCGTATCGACATGTGCTCGCTGGGAACCCGGGGCGGTCTCAAGTCGGCCGACACCGAGTGGGGCGTCTTCGATACGTCGCGGGGCGAACGGTTTCACGTTGACCAGATGGTGAAGCTGACTCGCGCCTGTTGGGCGTGGGCGGAGGTAGACCCGGAGCGCGACACGTTCGTAGTAACGATCGAAGACTTCATCCTGCAGATGCTCTCGTCCGACCGCGAGTTGCTGGCCCCGGTGCGGTTGACGTCGCGATACCTCGACCGCATGGAGACCTCGGGGCTGGCGATCTGGACTAGAACCACTGCCAGTGAAGCGAAGCGCACGGTTACCGACGAGCGACTGCGCATGTGGAACCAGTACGACTCGTCGTCGGGGCTGCATGCTCGAGACGCACAGAGACACGCGATCCTTGTCCTTCGCAAGTATGCGTCGGACATCAGATTCCGGGAGTGGGCCGGAGTGGGCCTCCCCTTCAAGAGAGAAGACGAACAGTGAATGCTCGCATTGCGAACGCCGACCCCACGACCTCCCTCCCGCAGGACGTCATCGGTATTCTCGAGTCGGTGATCGAGGAGCGGGATCGGGCGATGGCGAAGTGGGGTGTGCAGAACCACCCGGACGGAACCGGCGGAGGTGCGGCCGAGATCATTCGCGACCAACAGCGTGAGATCGTTGATCGGCAGGCACGTCGCGGAGAAAGCAACTGGCGCGACATTCTCATGGAAGAGGTTCGGGAGGCGTTCGCCGAGACCGATCCCGTTGCCCTGGACAAGGAACTGATGCAGGTCATGCAGGTCTGCTGTGTGTGGCGCGAAGACCTCGCTCGCCGGGTGGCATGGGCTGACCACGACAAGCGCGTAAAGGAGGCTCTCGATGCCAAGGCGCAGGAGAAGGTCGCGGCGTCGGCTCGCGACTCCGAGCCGTTCTGAAAGACCGCCCCTGCGGAGGCGGAGCGTGAGTTACGGCTGGGCGGACGTACCGCCGCCTAGGGACATGTCCGACTTCGACAGGGAACCGGAGTCGGTCGGGGTTGTGCTCACTCCGCCCGCCCGTGAAGTAACGGGGTGGGAGGAGCTCGATGATTGGGGAGACGAGGATTGATGTCGAAGTCGTGGCTCGGGGATATTCGTAGCATCGTGCTGGACTGGCATGAGGGGCTGTTCGTCGAGACGCTGGCTTCGGGGCCGGGGCTTATTCAGACGGTGCACGGTCCGATGTTGGATAGTGGGCCGACTGGGGTGTACTACGACGCGAAGTGCTGCTTGTGCGAATGGGCGTACGAAGAGTCGGGGCCGCTGACAGGGCGGCACCCCGACATCTCGTACGGGTACCGCACGCCGGACGTAGAAGAGATGTTGCAGTGGGCAAGGAAGCATCGAGCCTGTGGTTCGCATCTGGACGCGGTACAGGCATTTCGACGTGAGAAGTTGAAAGAAAGGTCCTCTAGTGCGGGCGGGCAGGGGTCCGACAAACACGTATAAGTGAATTATCGCGTGTTCTCTCTTAGAGAGAATAGTAGTAGTAGTAAGTGTTTTGGTTAATGGGAAATGTGGTCTCGGAGTGTCGCAAGTTTTCGAGGTTGGGTCGGTTTTCCTCGTTAGCTTTGCGGCACTTCGACGCGTATGATAGGGGCTATTCATTCGTCCCGAGAAGAGGTTCGTTCGATGGCGCTAGAGGACAGTGAGTTCGGAGGTCACAGCGGGCTGATTCAGCCGCCGCCGCATGAAGTGGTCGGCAGGGAAGCGGCTTTTCTGGAGAGGGCGTGTGATCCAGCCGACGATCAGGTGGGGCCAGCGGAGATTCTGGCGCAGGTGCTGAGCGGGACATATCCCGTCCATCCGTTGCCGGAGGCCCCAGAACTTCTCCCACTCGTACCTGATGTCATGTTCGTTGCCACAAGCCCCAATCCGGGTCTCGGCTTCGGATTCGTTGGCGTGGGCAACCAAGATCTCCGGTCGGCCCAGCTGAAGGTCTCCTCCAACCGGCAGATGTTTCCGGCGTCATATGGTCCGATCAAGAGCTACGCGGCTCAGGTCGCTCCGCTGGTGCAGTTGGAGGTCGGGTCGCTTCTTCCGGGGCACTACTACTATCAGGTCGTCATGAACGGCGTGCAGGTTACGCAGGTGTGGGAGGTAGACGTTGTCTGAGGCAACGAAAGAGCAGAAGCGGCGGGCACGGCGTCTTCGCAAGCTCCGGCAGGGTGTCTGGATCCGGGATATGGATGACACCGAGTACGAGATGTACGTGGCCAACTGCGACATGTTCAACAAGCCGGTTCGTTCGCAGGATGGGCGCACGGTCGTAAAGGAGCCGGAGGCAACCAACGTAGTGTCTCTGCACGGTGACCGCGTAGGCGTGCCCCAGGGCGGGGCCAGCGCCGAGAACGGCGACCACCGCAAGCGCTACCGGCTCAAGTACGCCGGACGGTTCGGCAAGCGTTGGACCGAGATCATCCAGGCTGTCGACAACAAGGAATACACCTGGGATGAGTTCTGCAATTCGCTCACCCCGGAGGAGCTTGCACGCGGCCAGCTGATGGACAAGGACGGGCGGTTCATGGGTCGCCCGCCAACGTTCGTACCACGTGCCTTCCACGACGCCTGTGTACGGGAGCTCCTCAGTCGAGGACGCATTCTGTACAAGGAGAACTACGTCAAGGCGATCCAGGCAATGACGGAGATCGCAGCGTCGAAGTCGGCTAAGGAAAGCGACCGGATCAAGGCGGCCCAGTTCGTCATCGAACGGCTGGAAGGCAAGGTTCCGGAGCGCCTCGAGATTGCGGCGGCCGACCCGTGGCAGCAGATCATTACCGGCATTATCGCCGAGGTCGAAGACGACCAGATCGCCAACGCACAGGACTACCTCAATCGGATGAACGCTGGTCCGGCCAACGAGTAGTCTGACCGGTAAGCTGTACTGACCAACCAAGGAGGGCACCATGAACGACGCCGAAATGCTGGCACGTGCGCAGGAGCAGGACCTCGCTCGTCAACGGCAGATCGAGAACCAGAAGCAGAGCCTCAACCGCATGCTGGATCGCGAGCAGGCTGTACGGGAGATCGTGAACGAAGCCGTTGCTCAGGGCAACAACAGCGAGTACATCGACCGCATCCTCGAGGTTCTCAATGGCTGAGTATGACAAGGGCTTCATGAGCGACATGGATCTCCCCGGCATGTGGTCGCACAGCGACTTCGAAGGTGGCGAGGCGGACAACGCCAACGACATCCGGAACGTTGCCCTGGGCAAGGAACAGCGGCGCATCACCATGATGACGGAGTACGGCGACGGTCGCGAACCGTACGTGCGCGTCATCATCGAAGAGCCCGATCGGGATGCAGGTATGAACTCCACCGGCATGCGTACGGTTCGTGAGGAGGTTGTCCGTGGCAAGTGAATGGGTGGGTGCGCCGGAAGACCCCGATGACAAGCCGGTTCCGGTCGAAGTCAAGATGGTCGTGTGGGTGAAGCGGCACGGCTGGGAAGCCGAGTACAGCGTCGACACCGTTGCCCCTGACTACGATTTCGAAGACATGTTCCGGGACCAGTTCGTCGCCGACTGCCAGGAATACTTCGTGGAACAGGGCGAGATGCAGAACGTGACGGAGGTCTCTCTCTGATGCCCAAGGCAACGAACAACGTCGTCAACTGGCCGCCGAAGGAGAAGGGATGGAAGCCTGCTCCTCGGCCTACCTCCGTCAAGATCGGCTTCTACGAGCTCGCCATCCTCTGGGTCTCCGGCGACGAGTGGATCAAGAAGTACAACCCCGAATTGATGGGGCAGTTCGACGCCAATCAGGGTTACATCCTGATGAGACTACACGATGCCAACGGCAACAATCTGAGCGAGCAGATCCTTCGGGAGACGCTGTGGCACGAAATGCTTCACGGTTGCTGGTGGCACATGGGGCTCTCCGATCACCCGGTGATGCAGGGCGAGGAGCAAGAAGAGGAGATCATCAAGCGCATCACCCACGCCAGCCTCCAGGCCATCCAGGACAACCCCGAGGTCATGGCGTATCTTTCGTCGTTGCTCTTCGCAACTAAGGTGGCCCGATGAAGCACGCCGCTCAGCCGGATCTTGTCAACATTTCCGGCGTCGACGACGAACCGTTGTGGGTGGCAACGAACGAGATCGCCGCGATCGGAGTGCGTGGGAAGGAAGACAGCATGATCGTGCTTCGGGGTGGCACTCAACTCGTTGCCAAGGGCATGCATCCGAACGAGATCATTGGATTGGTGAGCGGTGCCGATTCATCGGGCGAGTAAACCGCTTCTCCTCGATTGGGTTGCGCAACGCATCGTCAAGAACGCCTCCCGCCTCTCCTCCTGCCGCAGACGCCAAGTCGGTGCGGCTGTTTTCGATCTGAACGGAGGGCTCATTGCCACCGGCCACAATCAGGAGACCCCGTTTCCCGACGGTACCAAGCGTTCGTGCATGGAGGGTGACTGTCCTCGGGGGATGGCTCCCTACGCAGTCATTCCGGCGGACAGTCCGTACAGCGATTGCATCTCTGTCCATGCTGAGATAGTTGCCTTGAGCAAGGCATACGGTACAGAGGAACAGAGTGCTTGGTTCAAAAAGCCGGATATCATTATGGTGGTCACACACCGCCCGTGTCACGAGTGCACCGAAGTGCTGGAGGCGTTGGACTTTCCTGTCTACTACCTTGAGGAGTTGTAGCCGTGGGCAAGCGAGTACCCGAGATCAAGACCGGTGTCAACCGGGGTCGTCGTGTCTACTGGGTCGAGTTTCCTTGCTGCTCGCAACCACCTTCTCGGGAGCACGTAGCGAAGGCCGGAGCTCAGCGCGACAAGAAGAACCACTCCTGTGAGTAAGTGTCCGGAGTGCGGGCACCGCTGGCAGGCGAAGGATGCCCGGAAGCAGAAGATCCTGATGGTTGTCTGGGGCATCCTTCTCGTGCCTTCTCTGGTGTGGTGGCGGGAACAGATCTGGTGGGTCGTCTTCATGTCGTGGTACGCGAACTTCGTCGGTCATTGGTCGGCGGAGAAAGGCGCGGAAGCGAAGGAGGCGAACGAGGATGGGTAAGGTCCTTGCCATCAGCAAGGAGGCTCTGTGGCCTCAGCTGAACTACCGCCCTCACGACGGTCAGGTGCCCATCCACCGGTCAAGAACGCGTAACCGGGTGAACGCCGCAGGCCGTCGGTTCGGCAAGTCTCAGGTCGGTGGGCACGAGCTCACCCCGGAGGCATTTCGGGCCTTCATGAACAGGTCTCTCCTTGAAGAGCTTGGCATTCGCATGGAGTTCTGGATCGTTGGTCCGAACTACACTGACGCCGAAAAGGAGTTCCGTGTCGTTTACAACGACATCAAGCGATTGAAGATGCCGTTTGACAGGCCGGGAACGTACAACGACAGCCGCTCCGGCAACATGCAGATCTCGCTGTGGGGCGGCATGTTCCTCGTCCAGGCCAAGTCGGCAGCCCACCCCGAATCCCTTGTGGGTGAAGGTCTTCACGGCGTGATCATGGCGGAGGCGGCGAAGCAGAAGGAGTCGGTTTGGACCAAGTACGTGCGGCCGACGCTCTCCGACTTCAAGGGCTGGTCGCTGTGGAACAGCACGCCCGAGGGCAAGAATCACTTCTACGAGCGTTGGCTTGATGGACAGGATCCGAGCAACCCAGACTGGGAATCATGGCGCAACCCGTCATGGATGAACAACTACGTGTTCCGAGGTGGCGTCACGCCAGAGGGGCTCGCCGCTCTGAAGGACCCGACCCAGAAGCTGTCTCGAGAGCAGATCCTTGCCAAGGGCATCGATGAGGAAATCGTCTCCATGTACTACGACCTCGGCGAGCTCATGTTCGCCCAGGAGGTTGAGTGCAGCTTCAGCGAGTACACCGGTCGCGTCTACTACGACTACGACGAAGAGGTCCACGTACGGGACCTGGAGTACAACCCGTCTCGACCGTTGTATATCGCAACGGACTACGGCTTCACGAACCCGAACGTGGCGCTGTTCATCCAGGTTGACGTGTTTGACAACGTCTATATCCTCGGCGAGTACTACCAGAACCACCGCACCGAAGACGAGTTCGCGGAAGACGTTCTGAACGACCCGAAGCTCGGGGCATTGGTGCGAGCGGCAACGAAGCTCTACCCCGACCCCGAAGACCCAGGCGCATCGGCCACCCTCGCGAACAAGTGGAAGGTCATGCCACAAGCCAACACCGGCGGCCTTCTCAAAGATCGTATCAACTTGATTCGCCGCTGGATGAAGATCCAGAATAAGCATCTGCCGTTCGGCCACCCGGACCGCCAGCCGAAGCTCTTCATCGATCGTAGCTGTAGGCACCTAATGTACGAGATGGACGCGTACCGCTACCCGGAGAATGCCAGCGAGATCAAGGAGGCTCCGGAGAACCCAATGAAGAAAGATGATCACGCACCGGAGGCCCTGAGCCGCTTCTTCGCCGGTTACTATGGCGTCAGCGCGATCGCCGGTCGGAGGCCACGCCAGCGCAGAGCAAAGACGACGAGATAGGAGCATGCGATGGCGGTAGGCACATTCACCCCGTACAGCACCATCGTCCCGTTCGTGACCACGATGCCTTCGTGGGTGCGTCCTGAGGACCAAGAGCGCATCGCCTCGTATCAGGTGTACGAGGAGATCTACTGGAACGTCCCCGAGTCGTTCAAGCTCGTGCTGAGAGGCACCGAAAACAAGCCGATCTACATTCCGTCGGCCCGGACCATCGTCGAGACGGCGCATCGCTACGTCGGCACTAAGCTCAAGTGGCTGCCGGATCCGGCGCTGGGCACGACGGCCGATCAGGCGAACCTGATGGGTGCCTTCAACAACTTGTTCGCTCGTGAGATGTTCGCCAGCAAGTACAACTCGAACAAGCGCTTCGGTCTGATCCGGGGAGACTGGATCTTCCACGTCACCGCCGATGACACGAAGGAGCCGGGCTCCCGAATCTCCTTGCATACCGTCGATGCGGCGTCGTATTTCCCGATCTTCGAGGACGAGCTTGTCAAGGGCGGAAGCCCGGACCGAATCGTCAAGGTGCACCTCGCCGAGCAGTTCATCGACAGCCTCGGCATCTACGGCACCGTCGGGAAGCAATACGTGCGGC